GCCCGCAGTCCCGCTTCACCGGCGGTATTAAACTCGCTGAAGCGCGAGATCTGCCGTAATGCCGAGTACGTTCCCGAACTCACCACCAGGTATTTCGCGGCGCTCGCCGGAACCATCGCCGAGAACAAAGTCGTTTCCGCCGAATCCACGGTGGCTTCGGTGATGGCCGTTCCTCCCGTGCCCACCGCCGTATTAGCCGTGAAACTCCCGTAAAAACTCAGCAGATCGGACTCGATCCGCTCCGCCAGCGCGACCACCGCCGGCTGCATGTATAGCTTCAACAGATCCGGAACCGCCAGGACTTTGGTCACGTCGGGAATCTGAAACGTGGCTTCCACGTGCGTGTTTAAAACAATTTGCGCGTTTCCCAGGTCCGGATTCTGCGGCGTGACCGTGCCGCCCTCGGCGATGTTATTCGCCACCAGCGTCGGCGGAATCGGTACGTTGACCGTGTCTCCGGCCCGCGCCAGCGTGGGCTCGTAGTCGCGATTCACCAGGTTTCCCATGACCAGGTTGCCCAGTAGAGCCGGTAACGCGTCGGCCGCTACCAGCTTGACAATCGCATTTGCTACATTTGCTGAAGTAATTGCTCCCATTTCATCTCCTTATTCAGTTGGACGTTATTCAGTTGGACGCCCTGTGCCGTCCGGCTTGTGATCCTTCCCGTTCCGCTACCATCCGCGAAGCGTCTGCGATGCGACCCGCGCGATCTCCTGCCGCACCCGTTCTTTGTCTTCGGCGCTCATCCCCGGACGGATCTGGTCCAGTTGCACCGCCCCCGCCTCGTGCGGGCTCCTTTGGCCCGCGTTGGCTCCCGATCCTCCGGCCACCCGCGCCGGCAGCAGCTCCGGATTCTCCCCCACGAACCGCGCCAGATAATCCCGCATTTCCGCGCCGCCCGCTGCTAGAAACTTGCCGTCCTCACCGCGGAAAATTTCGTCTTTCACGGCCCGGTACGCCAGCTCGATCTTCGCGACCCCCAGCTTTTGCAGCTCCGTCCGGATCGTCGAGCTCCGTTCCGATTCCTCCGCCGCGGCCCTCGCCTTTTGGTTTTCTTTCACCAGGTCGTTTACGCGCTGTTCCAGACTCTCCCGCCGTTTTCGCTCCTCCACCAGTTCCGTCTGGAACGCTGGCTCGGCCTTCGCCTGCTCCGCCTTGACGAACTCCTCAATCACCGCCTGTACGATCGAACGAATGTCATCCTGCTCCTGTGCCATGCCTGTTATCTCTTCTCCAGTTCCCCGTTCCTCAAGCCTTGTCGATCTCCGCCGCAATCCGATCCTTCACGTCCTGCCTGGCGTCGCACAAATACTTCAGCGAAAGCTTCTTGAAGACTTCCTTTTTCAACGTTGGCGAATCTACCCCCAAGCCCAGCAGCTGCTGCGCGTCGCTCAATTCCGTCGAAAAATCCGCGATATCGAATTCGTCCATCCCCGTAACGCTGATCTCGATCTGGTCTTCGCGCGCCGCCGCGATCGCTTTCAGTACCCGCCGGATCAGATCCTTGATCGCGTCCCCATACGCCCCCAGCACCTGCTGCGTGATCGAGGAATCCATCTGCTTGCTCAGTCCGCTCTGCCGGCTGCCCTTGTCGAGCGACGCGCCGGCCTGCGGCAGGTAGCACACCCGGTAAATTTCTTCCTGCAAGCTCGTCAAATTGTCGGCCGCGATCTGATACACCTTGCCTTCCGGCTCGGTCCAACCGAACTTGTCTCCGGGCCCCAGTTGGATGTAGTAGCTCTCTCCCACCATCTGGCTCCACTCCCGCTCGGAGTAAACCACCGGCATCGCGAACAATCCCATCGTCAGCGCCCACCCCAGGGCGTTGGATTTGTTGAAATGCTCCAGCTGCAACAGCCCCGCGCGATTCAGGAGCCACAACCCTTCCGCCATGCGCAGCCGGAATAGCGGCACCTGGTTCAGCTTCGCGAGGCCGTGGGTGCCGTGATCCACCAGCACCACCTCGCCCGAGCCCGCCGCGCCCGGCACGATCTCACCGCCCTCTTGCGACCGCTCGTAAATCCGGAAGTTCTGTTTGTCGTAATATGCCCACCGCGTCTGCACGTGCCACTCCGGATCTTCTACACGATCTTTTTTGAGCAGCCGCGTCCGGATCACCACCCATTCGTAATTCCCTCGCTCGTCGAGGTTCCAGTTGATAACGTCGTCCGCTGCGTAATCCACCAGATATGCCTGCGATGCGCCCAGCGCGTCTTCCTCGCCGCGGCTGCCCGCCTGCTGTGCCACCCTTGGGAAATCGACCAGCACGAAGCTCGCGCCAGTGACCAGACTTTCGATGAACTGCGTCCTGCAAAAATCGGTGAGCCCCGTGTTTTTTAGGTCCACGTTATCCACCAGCGAGCAGAAGAATCTCTTGCTCGCATCGTCATGGCCCTCGAATGTGATCACCGGTTCGCGCTGGAACAACGTCGCCGCGTACCAATCCACGATGGACCCGATATAGTTTTCATAGAACACCCGGCCCAGCCGCTCCGCGTAAACATCTCCCGGCTCCCGGTGCCGCCGGACCAGGTAATGCTGCGCGTGCAGCTTGAGCTGCTCGCCGCCCGCGTACAGATGCCGGTACTGGCGCCACGCTGCTTTGTGCAGCGTGTACTCGGGATGCTCGCGATCGATATCAAACATGAATGCGGTCCTTTCGCTCCATCACACCGGCCCCTCACACCAGCCGCAATCCCTGATCGCCTACGGTCGATCCGCCCCGGCACTCTTGCCACACCAGGTATCCCAGCGCGTCCGATAAATGCGTGCGCCGCGGATCGCGTTCCTTGTCCACGATGAGACTGTTCTCCTTGTAGGTCACTTGCTCAAAGTCCTTGATCGATTCCTTGCACCGCGGATGGATCTTCAATTTCCTTTGGCCGTCCGCCGATTCGAGCTTGGCGTTCATCAGCATCACTCTGTCTCGCACCGCCGGATTCACGCGGGGGATGCGGAACCGAACCTCGCCCCACTCACCCCCGCGCAGGAACTGCCGGAGAATCGTAACGTCCGTCGTCCCCGACGTCTGCATGCGGGCTCCGATCGCGTCCGCGTACACCACCAACCCGCCTGGATGCTTCGGAAACCTGGTCGCGAACTCTTCGCACGCGTCGTGCGTGCTGGCCCGGCTCAGCACGATTTCGTCCAGGACCTTCACCGTATCGCCGTCCACCTGCGCCACCACGGAGCACATCGGATCCACATTGAAATCTAGCGCCCACATCAGCGGCCGGCTCGGGTCCACCGCTAGCTCCTTCACATTTCCTTTCCGCTCGAACGCATAGTAGACGCGCCCCGCGTGGAGGCTCAAGTATTCGCCCAGCGCCTCCTGCTGGTAGAAGCGCGCGTCGTAACTGCTCTTCAGCCGCGCGTAATAGTCCGGAATCCGGTCCAGCAGGAACCGGTTCTCGAAAGGCGGCGCGATCACCGTCGCATACCCTTCAATGGGATTCGCCACGAATCTCTCGTAAACCCAGTCGTAACCCTTCGGGGTCCATACCGCGAACCCGCACAGTCTTTGCGCCTTGGGGTCCCGCAACCGCCCTTCGAGCCTCAGCCAAGCCTGTTCGGCCGTGTACGTCAGCTCGTCCAATCCGAACCATGCCAGATTGCTGCCGCGCAGCCGCTCGAACTCCTCCACCGCCCGGAACAAAATCTTCGACCGCGTCTCAGGCAGGATCAGAAAATTCTCGGCGCGATTCCAGTCATGCTTGATCCGGTTGCGCTCCAGAATCTCGATAAACGCCGCCTGCGTCGCGTCCCGCAGCATCGGATACGTCGGAGCCCCGATCAGCCCCGTCCGTCCCGGATTCAAGTAACTCGATTTCAGCGCCTCCTGGCACAGCGCCTGGCTTTTCCCCGATCCGATGGGCCCCGAAAATCCCTTGAACCGCTCCGCCGAATCGTGAAACCGCTTTTGCGACGGCAGCGGCCGATACTCTATTTCCCGGAGTCGGACTCCTTCGTCTCCGGCTCGACCCATGTCACTTTGATCTCCCTCGTCTCGTCCTCATCCAGTTCCTTCTGCAACTGCACCAGCCGGATGTAATCTCCCAGCGTTGCCTTCACCTCGTCCTCGCTGAATCGCTGCTCGACTTTCTTGAGCAGCGTACTCACCACCTGCGCCTGCTTCTTCGGACTCCATTTCGGCCGCCCGACGCCTCCAGTCGTTTTTCGCCCGACACCCTCAGTCTTTTTTTTTTGCTTTCGTTTTTGTTTCGACCATTGGTGCTCAATTCCCTCGCGGCCCAAAGTTAGCACTCGGCCGCACGCACGCCTCCCCGCCGCGGCAGTGCAAGCCATTGACGATGAAAAGACTTACAGTTCAAAAAAGCGCTGTGAACGTCCCTCCGTCAAAGCCGAACCAAGAAGCGCTCTGCTTTCGACGGCCGTTTCGCACCGTGATTCGGCCTTGTTGCTCGGAGCTTGTTGCTTGGGGCTTGTTGCTCGGGCCTGGTGGTCCTGCTTTCGTTGCTGGGCGTGGCAGTTTAGCGTTGTTGTTATGCGATGTTGTTATGCGTTGCTGATTCGCGTTCATTCGCGTTCATTTGCGGCTAAGAACGGTTTCACTCCCGATCGGTCCGCATGTTATCGTAGTGAGTTCCTGAACATGTCAGATCCCGCCACCATTACCGTCGCGCACGGCGTCAATCTCCCCAATTTCGACAGCAAGCCCGGACTCACGCGCGCCCAGGACCAATAGATTCATGGACTCGGGTCCCCTCATCGGCGTCATCATGGGCAGCAAATCCGATGGAGAGACGATGCGCCACGCGAGCGACATGCTCGCGCAATTCGGCGTGCCGCACGAAACCAAAATCGTCTCGGCCCATCGCACGCCGCACCTCATGGCCGAGTACGCCTCGACCGCGGAGCAGCGCGGCCTCGAAGTGATCATCGCCGCCGCCGGAGGAGCCGCGCATCTTCCCGGAATGGTCGCCGCGTACACCATCCTGCCCGTCCTCGGCGTTCCCATCGAGAGCCACGCCCTCAAAGGGCTCGATTCTCTTCTTTCGATCGTTCAAATGCCCGGCGGAATACCCGTCGGCACGCTCGCCATCGGCAAGGCTGGAGCCGTCAATGCCGCGCTGCTGGCCATCGCCATTCTCTCCACCCATCGCCCCGATCTTCGGGAAAAACTGCGGGCCTTCCGGGCCGAGCAGACCCAAAAAGTCCTCGGGGATAAGCTGTAGCTCGACAGGGCCGAAATGAACGTGGCCGCAAGTCATCGCAGATCCAAGCAAACTAGAAATACCTTGCCGATTCGCGTTCATTCGCGTTTATGCTCAAGAGCCACTTTCCGAGCCGTGACCGTAAGGGAGCGGTTGCTGTTCTCTCAGCAACCATGCCCCGACGGATCAACAAACACCTATCGGCGCCGATCGAAGACTTTTTGGCTGATTCGCGTTCATTCGCGTTCA